GGACCAACACCAGCTACTGTTGCCGTGCTATTTGAAAACATAAGCAGTCAAGCATTAGATATTCCAATAGGAACTCAAGTTATGGCCCCGTTGTTATTTGGTCCATACACTGAAGTTTATTTTGAAACTACACAGGCAGCAATTCAGCTACAGCCTGGTCAAACCATATCTCTTACAGCTAGAGAAGGTAAGACTGTAAATACTGATCGCCCTGACCTTATCAACCCAAGCAATAACAAGCCCCTACCTTCTAGCTTAGGAACTTCAAACGGCGATACAAACCAAGAGTTCTTAATTTCAGACGTAGGTATTGTAGACGCTTCTCTAATCGTATACGTTGGTCAGGGACAGGCTTTCGCCCCATGGAACTACGTTGACACCCTGTCTAACTCTGGTCCAACAGACCTAGTATTTACTACCTCCCAAAATGAAGATGGAAGCTTAACTATTATTTTTGGAGATAACATTAACGGAGCTGTTCCAGCTACGGGACAGCTCATTAGTGCTTTGTATAAGACAAGCGTAGGAGAATCGGGAAACGTAGTTTCTAACGCTATTTCTGAAGTAACGTTTATCCCAGGAAATATTGATCCCGAAGCCATCTCTTATTTGACTGCTACAAACCCAGAGGTTGCTTTTGGCGGCGCAGATGCTGACGATAATGCTCAACTAAGAGCAAAAATTAAAGCAGCAATTATCTCAAGAAAACGTGCGGTAACTTTAGATGACTATAAGTATCTAGCTCTTCAAGTGCCACAGGTAGGAAAGATAAACGCTGTTGGGGCTGTATACAGTTCAGTTACCCTGTACATCCAACCACAGAATGATGGAACTAGCACCCCTGGAATAGTTGCTGGAAATCCTAGTACAGCTTGGACTGCTTTAGCAAGCTCTGTAAGCTCCTACATGCAAGACAAGATTCCAGTAGGCACTACGGTAAGCACACAGCCTCCTGTGTATGTTCCTCTATATGTCTCTCTATCAGTTGTTGTCAACCCAGCCTATAGAAACAACACCATAAAGTTAAACATAGTAAAGGCCTTCTTAGACGATAATGAGCTGTTCTCTTTTGAACAGAATTCTTTTGGAAGAACAATAGCCTTCTCTAAAGTTATGGCTACCGCGGCTGGCATAGAAGGCGTTGAGTCAGTGACTATAACCAAGCTAAATACTGATAACGGATCCGGTGCAGCAACAATCTCATTAGCCGCAAGTCAAATCCCTTATTTAGTTCCAGATAACCTAATTATCACGACAACAGGCGGTCTGTCGTGAGAAAATACCAAAAACTAGGAAGAGGTAAGTAACATGCCAGCATCATATCCATCGAGTATTCGTGCGTTTACGAACAAAATCGACCTTGTAGACACGATCCTTGCAGACCACGTTAACGCTCTTCAAGACGAAGTACGCTCTATGCAGATAGTTCTGGGAGCTACGGCTCTTGGAGGAAACCCCCTTACCTCAAACTATGCAGGCACCTTCTCCAGCACAACTGAGTGGGCAAGCTTAGACGAGCGCCTAAACAACATTGAAGCTGGTCTTGTAAGTGGAACTGGAGCATCTAGCCCATACGTTAAAAAGTCCGGTGATGCAATCCAACCTGCAGCAGGTACTGTTGGACTTACTCTAAAAACTATTTCTGGCTCTTCTAATCTTTTTGATACTAGAGCTTCTGACAATACTTTGGGATTTAACGTAAGCAGCACAGGTCTACCTAGAGTCGCAGCTGCAAACGTTCTATATGTAGGCAGCTCAGAGTACAACACTTTAAATACAACAGCTAATAGTGCTCTAGCAACTGCCGAAGCTGTTAGATTTGATCCGTTCTTACTTGCAGGGATGTAAATGGCCAAGTATTCGTTTAGTTCTTACGGCTTACCTAAATACGGTGAAATAGAGAACACCCGTGTCTATAACAACGTAAATCTTAGGGCTTGGTCGTATGACTATGAGACTATCTCTTTAGTCTGGGGATCCGTAACCAGTGATCCTGCAGACTATATTCTTGCTTCAATTTCGGAGGTAAGTCTTACAAATAACGTAGTAACAATAACAACTGTTGAGCCGCATAACTTTATTAACAGCCTTCCCGTAACTATAAATGGACTTCAAACAGAGTTAAACGGTCAGTATACAATCACCTCAATACCTACTCCAACAACCTTTACCTATACAAAAACAAATCCAGACATCCTGCCTACACCAATAACTCCCGTTGGAGTAGCTATCGTAGGTAGACCTACCCACTGGAAACTAATTAAAAGCTTTGCTGGTGCGCCAAATAACCCTTACGACGGAATATTTGTAGACGGCGATATTATTACCAACTATAGACTTGCAAAAATTGATTTTCAACCAATCGATGCAAGTGCAGAAGTAACCTACTCTTTTTGGATCTTTAACGGAATACGCTGGATTAATTGCGGCTCTGCAAAGGCAATTCTTGTAGATGAGACAGACACGTTAAACAAGATGAGCAAATGGATCCCTAGAGCATGGCTAAACGCCCCTGGAGATGCAACTGGTGAGCCTGAAGAAAACGATCTGTATAACGTTCTTTCAGCTTTTGCTTTTGAATATGACAAATTTAAGGCCGAAGGAGAGCTTCTATATAAGAGCTCTAACTATAAATTCTTACCATCAGCTATCTTAAAAAATAAAATCACAGATCTAGGTTTTAATTTTGAGCCGGCTTTGGGAGACCTATACCACAGAGCTCTCTACGGCTCAGGAAACATTATCAATAGCGTTAAGGGTACTACAGCTGGAGTAAACGCATACACCACTGCCCTAACTCACTGGTCTAACGAGGTACTCGTGGGCCATAACCTTCTTCTTGACTATAACGATTCTTCTTTTGAGGAGTCTATTGGAAGATGGACAACTACTGCCGGAAATTTTGATCACCACCTATACGCAAACTCTTTGTCAGAACTAGGAGTTGTGGTAACCCCACCTAACCCTGGCTTGTACGATCTTTTATTCCCACCTCGTAGTAAAGGGTTTGCTCGTGTGCACGGCCACAACTCCGCGGTAACCCTTTCCGTAACTGGAAGCAAAGTTCTATACGGCATACCTATTACCCCAAATAAAAGATATTTATTTACGGGGTGGGTTAGAACTAAAGCTGCAGACAAAATAGGAACGCTACAAGCCAGGATATCTTGGTACGACAGGTCTGGCACTTTAATATCTAGCGAGTCTTACAACTCTGCCCTAACTGCAGGAACTACGTGGAAAGAGTTTAATTCAGGATCTACCGCAGGTAGAAACGGAAAGCTAGCTCCAGTAAATGCTTACTATGCTTCGGCAGAAATTCTTGTAACTCCTATAAATAATCAAGCTGAGTTTTATATAGACATGCTTCAGTTTGCCGAAGCTAAGTACAGCTTGGAGTATCAAGACGCAAGATTAGTACAAGTAGTCATCTCTGGAGAGTCTGAGAACTTAATACCAAACCCAACCTTTGAAGGTGGGACAGGTGGTTGGGTTTCTCTTAACTCAACACTAGCTCAAGACTTTAACGCCCCAGCTACTGCAGTTATATTTGGAGATTGCGTTGCTAAGCTAACCGCTACATCTGATCAGGACAGAGTTGCCCTTGTATCTGACTGGATTCCTGTAGATCCTGGAAAAAGCTACACGTTCAGTATTTATGCCGCCGGAACAGCCCATTCTGCAAGAGCAAGAATTGAGTACTCAGTTCCTCAAAGCGCTGACGAACAAACTAACATCTTGTCGGATAACGATGGTAGCTACTACCCAGTTAATCCATACATAGTTGATTCTGACCCAGTTACTTTGGGATCTGCAGCTCAACGTATGTCTGTCAGCTCTATAGCTCCAGTCTTCTCACAAGATGCTGGAAGACCTTTGGCTAAGCTATCTGTGTACATAGACACAGCAGATATAAACGATGTTTTCTACTTTGATGCCGCCCTATTCCAACAAAGCGCTTCTCTTGACGCATTCTTTACTGGAGATGGAGCTCCTACACCAGCAAGCCCAATCAGTGAAACCTTCTTTGATATAGAAGACTGCCGATGGGAAACAAAGAACGTATTAAACTTTGTATCAAATCCTTCTCTAGAAGATACTACAGACTGGACTGCTGGATCTGGAACGACCCTAACTTCTGTATCTGAAGTTACGTCTTTATTTGGAGTTAAACAAGGCAAGGTAAGCAAAGCCGGTGGGGGATCTGTATCTACTACCGTATATCTTCCTTATGCAGCTGTAGGTGGGGAAGACGTTGTTGTCTCTGCTTACGTGCGTAATAAAGCTGGAACCTACTCTATAAGCACCACTAATCAAGAAGTTAGAACATTTATTGTAACTGAATCTAACAAAGACGAGTGGACTCGAATCCACGCCAACAGAGTTTTAAACACTGGAGAGACATCTTTTGATTTAACTATCTCTTTGTCTACCGGAAACGGTTCAGCAGCAGTGTTTTATTTCGACGGTGTACAAGCTGAATTTGGTAGAGTTCCAAGTAAATTTACTGATCCGGCAGCTCCTGAAACTATAACAAGACCAGGTCTGTTAAATACTGCGGTAAACATGTATGTCTCTAAATACGAAAGTAGAAACGGTGGTAAGAGCCTTTATTGGACCACCTACTCAGACAAGTACACAAGACTTTTTACTACCCTGTCTAAGGTCATGCCTTATGGCAGCACGTGGTCCATTGTTCCAGGGAAAAGCGTGTCTTCTTTCCCAGAACTAGATGAGTCTTTAATACCTGCGTCGTCATTTGAAAATGATCTAGGTACGTGGACAGCTATTGCCTCAACTCTAAATAGACGAGTAACTCGAGGCACTCTTTTTGACGATACCAGCTCTCACGGAACTGCCTACTGCCGAGTAACATCAACTTCTAACGCTCTTTTTGGAATCATCTCCGATGAGATTCCAGTAGAGAGCAGGTCCGGTTATTACGCGTCTATTGCTATTAAACCAGAAAACATCGATGCATACGGAACGTATAACCTAACCATAACGTTCTATGATGAAAGCGATGTTCAAATAATTACTAGGACTTCTTCTGCATCCATTCAAAGATCAGACCGATGGGCCTACCTTTCTACATTTGCTACAAGCACAGAAACCTCTGGCGCAGCATACGCAAAGCTTAGGGTTACCGCAGATATAGACAACCCAGAGCCTGGCCACACCTTCCACCTTGACAGGGTTGTATTCAGACAGTAGGGTCGTGTCTATGACAACCTTAGTTTTGGCCTCACTAGCAACTGCATCAATACTTACCGCTATAGAAGGATTGCTTTTTTCTCTTGGAAAATGGCGGGGTTTAGTCGCGTCAATTTGCGGAATATTCTTCCCTGTTATTCTGGGGGTTACCGACATAACCTTGATCGTTTATTTCCTAGCAATCACCTTTTCGGGATTAACCATATCCCTAGCTGTAGAGCAGGCCTTTACTGGAGTGTCAGTTAGACAAATGAGAGGTTTGCCTAATAAGGTAGATCGCCTATAGTAAATTCACTATAAGGG